CTATATCCAAGGCGGTAAGACAATTAATGCTGCTGATGGCGTTGATTCAGAGTCTAATTTCTCTGGCAAGCTTGGTGCTAAGCTCCCAGTTACAGATAGAATTAAACTCAATGGTGAAGTATCTTTCGCACAAGTGGAAGACGCTGACAACACCTTCGGTACAAAACTAGGAGCTAAATTTTCTTTCTAATGGCACATCAAACATCTGGAGGATTTGGGAGAGCTGCTGTAACAAGCTACTCCCCACAAGTCCATCACAACAAACCTGAAGAGCATGAAGAGAAAGAAGAGAAATTCGACGAAGACATTGATTTAGAAACAGCTCTTACAAGTTTGTAATGAGCTTTGCAGAGAGGCACCTCAGAGTCGGACCTCTCTGTAATTTGGCTTTTAGCCCCTGCGGGGATACCTATCAGCCGTCTAGACGGTGGGAAAGACCACAAAAACGATTAATCTAATTTGCGCGCAAGGGTAAATATACATTCATTACATTTTAAAATACATATAAAATGGCACATCAAACCGATTATTCTGGAACTGCCAACTCTGCTTTAACAGCTCAGTTAACCCGTCAAGGTAGATTAAATGACGGTGCTGACAATAGAGCACTTTACCTGAAACTGTTTTCAGGAGAGATGTTTAAGGGTTTCCAGCATAACACTATAGCTCGTGACTTAGTCATGAAGCGTACGTTAAAGAACGGAAAATCTTTACAGTTCATCTACACGGGTCGGACTACCGCCGAATTTCACACGCCCGGAAATTCAATACTTGGAAATAGCGACGGCGCACCTCCAGTAGCTGAGAAGACAGTCACATGCGATGATCTCCTTATCAGTTCAGCCTTCGTGTATGAGCTAGACGAAACACTTGCTCATTATTCATTGAGAGGAGAAATCTCAAAAAAAATCGGCTACGCATTAGCTGAAAAATATGATCGTCTAATCTTTAGAGCTATTGCTAAAGGTGCAAGACTAGCAAGTCCTGTCGGTAAAACCTCTAGTTTCAGAGAACCCGGTGGTACTCAGATACGTGTAGGATCTCATGCTACTAACGAGTCTGATGCTTACGATTCAGGTAATCTTATAAATGCATTCTACGATGCAGCAGCAGCCTTAGACGAGAAAGGAGTTAGCTCTTCTGGGAGAGTCGCCGTATTAAACCCACGTCAATACTACAGTTTAATACAAGCGGTAGGAACCAGTGGTCTTATCAACCGTGACGTACAAGGTACAGCCTTACAGTCTGGTAATGGCATCATTGAAATTGCAGGCATCAAGATCTTCAAGTCAATGAACATTCCATTCTTAGGTCAGCATGGTGTTAAGTATGGTGGAACTACAGGTGAAACATCACCCGATCATCTAGGTGACTTTGTTGGCGACGACATTGCCGCAGCTACAACACAGACTAATGCAGGTGCTGGTGGTTATAACAATAACTACGGTGGCGCGTCAGCATTCGATAAGTCATGTGGTCTCATCTTCCAGAAAGAAGCCGCAGCAGTTGTAGAAGCTATCGGTCCACAGGTTCAAGTTACTTCAGGCGATGTTTCAGTGGTTTACCAAGGAGACGTTATATTGGGTCGCTTAGCTATGGGCGCAGACTTCTTAAACCCAGCAGCAGCAGTTGAACTTTACGTTGGTGGCACTGCACCTAGTGATTTCGGTGCTACATATCCAGCTAACGCTTAATTATACATTTATACAAGAGAGTCTTTATGGCTCTCTTTTTTTCTTATGACTACTACAGCAAGCGATACAGAACTATCCGCAGTGAATTCAATACTGGGTAGCATAGGTCAATCGCCAATAACAACCCTTACAAACCCCAACCCAGAGATACAATTAATACAAAACATCCTGAATGAAAGCAATAAGGATATCCAAAGTGAAGGTTGGCACTTTAACAACGAAGAAGGTAAAGACGTACAGCCAACAGCTTTAGGTACTACCCCAGAAACATACGCATTCAACGTCCCTACAGACGCTCTTAGATACGACTTACACATGGGTCAGGTAGATAGGAGTATGGATCTAGTAGTAAGAGATGGGAAGCTATATGACACAGTTACTCATACAAGTAGCTTTGATTCTAATGCTCATCTTTTATTAGACATCACTACATTCATAGAGTTTGCAAAAGTACCACCACCTATTCAACGATACATAGTTGCCAGTGCTGCTGTTAGGGCTGCTGCACAACTGGTATCGAATACAGAATTAGTAAAACTACTAAACATAAATAAAGAAAAAACCAAAGCAACTGCTCTTGAATTCGATTGTCAGACGGGTGATCATTCGTTCTTTGGTTTAGGTCATAACCAAAGCTATAGAGCTTATCAACCGTACAACGCACTAGCACGCTAATGGCAAATATCACACAAACTATTCCATCATTAACGGCTGGTATTTCTCAGCAGCCGGACGAACAAAAGATACCCGGACAAGTTAAGGATTTAGAGAACGCCTTACCTGACGTTACACATGGTCTATTAAAAAGACCTGCTGGAAAGTTTGTTGGTACTTTGGCATCTGCAGAGAATGATGGTAAATGGTTTCACTACTACCGAGATGAGAATGAACAATACATAGGACAGGTTCATAGAGATGGTGCTGTCAAGATGTGGGCTTGCACTCAAGTTAAAAAATCAGACGGTTCAGTACTCCATGAAGCAGGGGCACCAGTTAATGTAGTTGATGGTATTGGCAACGCAACATACCTTACCCATACAAAAGACTCAGACATACAAACACTTACTCTGAATGACTTTACATACATCGCTAATAGATCCATTAACACAGCGATGGATTCTACTATTGTTCCAGTAGGTCAGTTCGAGAAGGAAGTATATGTAGAGTTAAAGGCAGTTGCTTATGCAAAGCAGTATGGTCTGAATTTATTTGACGGTACAACTACAGCTACTGAAACTATAAATACTGCAACTAGGATTAAAGTAGAGAAGACAGATACTAATTCTGAAAGTACACTACCTCATGTTGATACACAAATACTTAGTCTTACTGGTGGAGCTATTCAAAGTGAACGCTTAAATGTACCTGATGCTAACACCCTTACTGGGTATATGGGTCATCACTCGCAACTAGGTACTAATACGGGAGCTGCTCATTGGAGATATGCTTACTCAGGTACTAATAATAACTATGTAGCTGGTAGAGATAAAGCAATATATAAAGCTATTAATACAGGTTGGGATGGTGAATATGCTGATAATATGGGAGTCATCCCTCCTGATGCTGGTAGTTTTGGTTGGGAGAAAACACGTGATGCATTTGTATCGTTTAATAATGACCATGCTGCTGATGGAGAGACTACATTAACTAGCCTTACCTCTGAAGAATTTTGGTCGGTTTATGAAGATACTCCAAGAGATCAAAAAGAAGATTATACAACTACAGGAGGCGTGAGTGGAAATTATCCTAATACTGCTTGGTCAGCTCGTCATTCAGTAAATCCTGCCGTTGATACAGCATTAGCCTTTACTAGATACTATAAATTAAAATTCACTGATGCAGATACAGGTGCTGAAACTGTTTTAATTACAGGTAGGGTTGTAACTTCAGATGGTAGTGCGTCAGACGATGCTGATGTTTTTGCAACAGATTTATTTACGGCTATAGGTAATGCAACAGCACATACAATACCTGCATATACAGTTAATGATTCAGGTAAAATAGATCACGGTCAGTCAGAAGCAGGTTACACTACTAAAACATTAGCTCAACTAGAGGCACAGTTTAACTTTACTCTTAGTTCAGATTCTGCTGGTCTTATATTTACATATAGTTCTGGTAATACTCAACGTGCTTCTGGTCAGTGGACATTAACTAGATGTAATTCACCAACTGGAACAGGTACTGGTTACATATCTAATTCTGGTATAGATACTACAGGTTCTGGTACTGCAAGTGCATGGAATGAGTACGGAAGAGATCGACCTTATCAAGGTTTTGTAGACAAAGGTACAGGTGTTACAGCTACTGAACAACCTCAGTCTTATCAAGGAATAAAATCTAAAACTGTAGAACAACTTACTGACCCTACTAAAAAAGATTTATATGTAAGAGTTACTACAACAGGACAAGCTATTCCATCATCTGATGGTAATACATATTCAGGGAGATATACGACAACCTATGATTTACTACATGGTGGTCAAGGTTGGTATCAAGGTGATGGTGTTGCTTTTAGCATGAAGGATGGTAGCTCTTATCAATTAACTGTTGAAAAAATAAGCACTGCCAAAGTAAAAGCTAACCTCGGATTAATACGACCGACACCTACATCCTTTGATACTAAAACAACAGTAACTGCTGATAGCATCCTTGGAGATATGAGGAATGCAATCATTGCTGAAACTGTCTTTAACGCCC